GTTTCCCAGTCACGATCGTCGGCGACGATCTAGATATTTCTGAAAGCATCTGTGGGACCGCTATGCCTCCACCCTCAACAATACCGCCAAGAAAAGCCAACAATTCAAGTCTGTTAGTTGATTCAGATTTTAAAAACTCTGTAAGAAGATCTCGCTCTTGCGCTGTGAAGAATTTAGGTTCGACTCCATACTTAGACGCAATGACCTGGGCATCATAGACACGCTTCTTAACATTAGCGACAACATCAGGGTTTTGCGCGGTAGGATTTATAGTCGAGATTTGTATCTGATTGTTGTTTGTATCCCTGACCCCAACATTCATGGCAAAAGTTAATGGATCATTTGCAAGTTGGGTCTCCATGTTGCTCAACATCTTTTCCGCAAGCTTTAATTGTTTTAGCTCAATAGATGTATCAACACCCTCCGCGCGAACTCCTGAGATGTAATCAGCAATTTGAGATGGAGTATATTGCTGCAAAGTAGCGCCAAGTTGACCTGTTTCAGCAAGAACGGTTAGATCTTCTACTAGATCGCCTCGCAAGTTGCTGGGAATTTGCCCCATTCTTTCCAGAAGGCCAGCTATATCTTCCGCGCTTACTGCTATCCCTTGGTCAACGATGTCTTGGAATGTACTAACTTCGGCAGATAGAGCATCGACCTTGGGCTGATACTCTGCCTTTTCTGCATCAGACGCAGCCTTTAAAGCCTGGTTTGCAGAGTTTAGATATGCTTGAGCAACTTGCAATGTTTCTGCTTCGAGCAAGGTATCAATGCCAGCACCACCTAATCCTTGTATTCCAGACTTGAGAGATTGGACCTCATTGTAAAGATCTTCAGCAGTCATGGATCTGTACACTGATGCGTTTTCTGCGTTGAACTCTAAGTCAGCAATAGCAAGTCTTGCTGCCGCGCCTTGATCTCCAAGGGCATCTGCGCGCTGTTTCAAAGTGGCAATTTGTTTTTCGGAAGGCATTCCGCCCAAAGCAAGAATCCTTTCCATCTCTGCAACTTCCGATACAACAGCGTTATTCTCACCCTTGGTTACGGCAAGCGCAGAGTTATAATCTGCTCTGAGTGATTTTCTAATGCCTTGCGTTTGAGATAACGTCATACCAGGGAGAGGCTGGGTCTCCATGATTGTAAGCATTTCTTGCTTTTCCTCAAGTGAAGCAACATTAAATTCATACACCAGCTTTTCTTTGTAAGCGGCATTGTAAACATTCTCAGCAAAATCAGCAGCTTGTTTTTCCGTAGCGCCAAGGCCAACAAGAAGACTTGTTTCGGCAGCTATTTTTTCATTAATTTGGTCCATCGTCATTCCCGGAAGAATGGCAGATTCTAATATGCTTTTGCTTGCGCGCTCCGCAGCATCCGATCTTTTTGCAGCCTGCTGTTGAGCTTGCAATTTAACATAATAGTTAGAATACTTTTCAGTAGCAGTAGCAGCAGCCCCTTCCAAATTAACTTTTAGGACAGAAGATGCAGTAGGATCTAAAAGTCTTAAAGATTCAGAGTACCCATCTCTTACATCTGCAAGCTGGGTTTGTACGGTAGAAAATGGAGTTTTGTTTTTTTCAGCTTCCGTTAAAATCCTGGAGATCTCAACTTCTGCTGTGTTTTGTATTTCAGCAACAGCGACACGACTGCCCAGCTCATATGCAGCCTGATCGGCAATACTAAACGCACCGCCCTTTTTGTCTATAGCCTCAAGAGTTTCAACAGCGCCCTCATCGCGAACACGTTCTTGACCTCTTATTTCAGCAGCCCTCGATGCTTCTTTAAAAGCAAACTGAGACATTCTATCGAGTTGCTGCGAAAGGTTTTGAGAATACCTTGCTTGCTCCCGCGTATCAGCGAAATCAATACTACCTGGCTGACGGGTTCTTAGCCCTAGTCGCTGATATCGTGGAAGTTGTGCCATATTCTAACCTAACTTATCTTAATTTACCGGCCATGTATGCGGCTTCCCCAAGAGAGGCGGCTGCACTTACATTTGCACTTAATTGAGCTGTCCGTCCCGCAGACCTATAGATCCCTGCTTGCTGAGTCGCTTCCCCGAGTGCAAGCGCCTGGTTGTCTTGAGCCATAGCGGCTTCTGTAGCCCCTTGGCTCATTGCATACATTGCAACAGTTTGAGCAGATCCAGATGTCGGATCTACGCCACCAGCACCAGCTCTAGCAACAATTGCCGCAAGTGTTTCATTCAATCTTTGCAAAGCTTCCGATCCTTGTTGTTTGTAAGCAATAGCCTCCGACCGCCCTTTAAGCTCTGCCTGTTGAGCTTGTTGCTCATAGCCAGCCTGTTGAGCGCGACCAACGTCTCTTTGCGCACCAGCCTGTGCAACCTTACTTCCTATAGCTAAAACGGTACTGGCTGTTGAAACTACCGGTCCTATTACTGCCATTGCTTCCATGTCTTAACTCCCTACGCTCAACCGGTACTCAAGACCGAGAACAATCATTTCCAACGGAACGCTTTGGCTGATAGTGATCTGCCCCGTTCCACTAAAGCCCAGCAATCCGTGCATAGTTTTTATGCCAGTGAAAGGTTCAACCGCAGAATCCAATACATCTTCGCCAAAATTCCTAAACGAAACCTGTTTGCCGTTGATGGTCATGTCCTGTGTACTATTGACGATAGCATCAACCTGGATAATCCGCTTTTTAAATCCTTGCACAGATCCAGAAGAAAGCACCGGTTCCGCAGGCATTGTCCTGGCTGTGACTGTATAGTTCAGTCCAACCTGATAGCTAGACGTAGCTGGTGAAGCAAAGGTAATTGTGTATGGGGAAGCCGGGACCACCTGTTCTGGCTCTAGGACGCCATCTCTAATGATCTGGACTGTCTCCCCCTGCAACTGGTCCATTGTCACTGAGGAAGCCGCTCCGCCGCTCTTAACGCTATCCAGCGTAAGATCCGGGTCAAACTTCTCCAGCATATAATTATCTGCGCCGTTTATCGTGCGCTTAACGATTACATAGACATCCGCGACTTCTACGCCGACAGCGATATACTCACCATCTGTAACGAACCGGCTAGGGGCAATAACATTCTGACCAACCAAGATGGAGTAAACCGCCATGGATCCATCAGTGCCATTTACTACAAACAGACGATCAGACTCATCTGTAGACGCAGCCCTACGCGCAGCCATGTCAACCGGACTTTTTAGCAAGTGAGAGCTTAGTGCCGATATGTTCTGAACCTGATAGGACGCAGTGGTGTCACCAAACTGGAACACGTTGATTGATTTACCCTGGCGCTGAATAAAGATCGATGCACCATTCAACTCCTCAATCGGAATGCCAGCCTTAGATCCCAAGCGGGTTTGTGGCCGCACAAAGAAATTTGATGGCGTGATCGGATCATTGCCAGACTGTAATATTACAAACTCACCGCCGGTAGTGAATATTCTAAAGTCATTGCCAGAGAAGAGATTGACGATGGTATTAAGCTGGTTGGTGTTGATTGTTGCCTCAACGCTCTCATCATCCAATCCAGATCCAGCATTGAAGTCAAAGTAGTTAATTACGCCAGAACCCCAGATAGTATTCGGGCGGGACTTAGATCCACCAAAATACAACCGGCCCTCATGGAATGCAGCAGATCTCGGCCAGCCACGGGTGTTAGACCAAACGTCTTCATACCCATGCTCACTTTCCCAGAAGCCAGCAACGATATCGTCAGTGTCAAAGAAATCAACCTCTGTTACAGCCTTCATAACTGTGGGCGATACATACTCGACATATCGAGCGCGGCCAAATGTGCTTGTTACCTGGGCATATTCGCCAACAGCAGAGGGTGCAAATGCTTCAACCTTGTATGCGGTGGTATTGTCGGGGGCAGTGTCCCATGCCGGATAAACAGTCAGCACCTTTGTAGAGGCAACATAATCCTCAACATGGCGCGTCTGACCAGATCCAGTGCCGGAAGTTAATGTTATGAACATCCCGTTTGGCTGATCGTCAGATGTATAGTTTGATGAAGACTTCAGCGTAATTGTAGACGCAGCACCGCCTTGAGCCGTGCCATTATCAGTCGTAACCGCAGAGGCAGTAATAGTAATATTACCCGTAGAAGCGCTGGGCGTGATCGTGAAGTCAGGCATATGCGTATCGAAAGCATAAGCATACTGTGGAAGATTGGTAATTGGCAGGTTCTCTAGCGTCCAGCTCGTATCGCTATTGCGCACCAAGCGCTTAGTTTGCAGATCCTCATGGCATAGAATGAGAGTATCAACCGCTTGTGTATAGTTAATCTCATCCAGCATTGCTGTGGTTATGTCTGTTGCCGTAATGTAATCGTTACCGGACCCATTGATGTTGGTCTGCAAGACGCCAGACTTAAAAACATAAATGCGCTGATTAACAAAAACCAAAAGGTAACTATCATCCACGCTAAACTCAAACGGGATTACCTTGAAGTCCGTAAAGCTTGAACCAAAGTCATAGATAAACTTCATACCATCACGCCGTTTAAACCCGCCCTGGGGCTGGATAATGACGTTGGTGGCTTCCTCAAGCGCGTTCTTATATTGAGCTAGATCGGTTCGAGCGCGAATAAGGGGATCAAGCTCGCCAACCGAGAAGTTCGTTTGGAACTGCATAATCCGCATATTAGTATCTCACATCAATAAGAGAATAATCCTCAATGATCTGCGGCGGCTTGCCACGACTGTCTATGTTCATAGCCTCACGCATCAGCCCACCCCGGTTTGACTCACCAGGAGATCCGTATGCCAAAGCCCGGAAGTAATCCGACTTGCTTATCTGATCGGTAATTGTAAAAGCTAACTCAGCGGCCAGGGATGTACGGAGAAGGCGCACAAAGTAATTAGGCATCTTGCTCTCATCAATCGTACCTTGGTAGTCGATGAAAACCTTCTCGAAATTTGTATAGAGCTGATCGCCGTAAACTTCCCATCCATACCGGACAGGGTTCTCGCCAATGCCTGCGCTAGTGAATAAGGCCAGAACGCCGGAGAGCATGTCCCCTGGCATCTGGTAAGCATACTTCCACTCGTCAATGGGGGCAGTAGAGAGGCGGTTCAGTTGCACCTTCTTAACGCTCCAGCTCCATTGATAGTTTGATAGCAAGGAATCTCTAAGATCTGGATATAGTCGATCACAAGCCTGAGCCGAGTCAGATCCCTCTGTGAACGAAGATATCGGAGAAGCGCCAAGCAATATTAGTGCATCAGAGCAGATAGAAAGGGATGTATCACCAGCAGCCATAATCGTTCTCCGTAAGGGTGGAGGGAGCCAGCCGGAACCAGCTCCCCCTTTCTTTAGATTACAGCCGTTGTGATAACGCCTGATGTGTTGGTTGCTACAAGCGTTTGACCGCCATCGCTTCCGTATGTGTAGATCCAATCACCAGTAGTGATAAGAGCTTCAACTGTGTTGAAGTAACCGGAGCCTGCAATAGTAGCTTTGTTATCTGCGGAAGACTTGTAGCTATAGATTGCAGGAGCATTGCCGCTCTTAGAAGCGCCAACGGTTGCCCAATTTGCTGTTGCGAATGCCATGTCTTATTCTCCTTATT